GCTTTTTCTTCTACTTGATAACCACTGAAGCGATTATTTTTAATATCTTCTGCTGTTGGGAAATATCTCTTAGAGGCATTAATACACCAACGGTAATATTCTTCGTGCTTACCAGATGGCGTGGAAGCACAGATAAGTCTAATACGTTCTGGAGCTTCATTTCTAATATTTAAGATATTCGTAATCTGATTAGAACCTATGTAGTCGCACTCGTCAAGGATAAGTAAATCTGCTCTTTGACCACGAGTAGAGTTAGCACCGCCAGATGAGTTGTTAGCACCTGCGGTTAAACCTAAAATATTAGAAACAATACCATTAATAGTAAGGTTTAAATTATGATGTACGTCTCTTGTTATTAATGACTTTAACACCGGAGACATCTCAATCAACTGGTGTAAACGCTTGAAGATTAAGTCAATCTGCGTTTCATATGGAGTTGCTATAATAATATCGTATTGGTTATTCGGACCTCTATTATATTGTGTGTACGCAAACCATAAAATAAGTACACACATAGAGTCTGATTTACCAAGTCTTCGTCCAAGTCTTAATACAAGCTTTTTAGAACGCTTACCTTCTTGGATAATTACATCTTGATAATCTCTAGCTTCCCAGTCAAGATAAACTTTAGCCCATAATACAGGGTTGTTTGTAATTGTATATTCCAACGCTTCTTTGAAATTTAACCCGTATTGCTTTTGAACAAAATCTACCTTTTTGACTATATTCTTATCTAAAGGAATCAAAAGATTCATTATCTGATTGCATTCTATATCATTTAATTGTCCTATTGTTTGTGCTACAGCTGCCATTTAAATCCACCCTAATTAAGTATAATCTCTTGAAGATTTTAAATAATTTCTTGCTTCGTTTCCGAGTACAGAGTTAACATTCTGTCCATTAGTTCTTAACTGATTTATCGCCCTTTGTCGCATAGTATATCCTGCTCCAGACATATTGAAATACCCAGAACCCATTCGCCCTGAGCCAGTGTATTTCATTTGTTTTTGAAGCTCTGCATTTTGCTTTGAAGTTCCGATTATCATATCATAACCTGCGGTAGCGGCAAAGTATGCAATTTGTGCCTTACCACCCAATAAAGCACCAACGCCAAAATCCATAGCTGTTTTTCCTATAGTGGTGGTTATACTATCGCCTTGTTTTCTTGATTCACTAAATGTACTGGCTGTTCCATACAAATCCATTCCAGTACCTACCACTGTACCAAGCGTAGGAAGACTAGTTAACCCTATTTTAGATGCACTCTGTAGCACCTTATTTTTAATCATGCTTATAGCCATAATTATCCCTCTCTCATATTATGCAAAGCAAATACTATATCACCACTAACACCAAATTGATTAGGATTGTCAAATGTGTTTTGCACTATATCTTGCATTACTTCTGGATTTCCTCTGGAAACTCTATTTATATTTTGGGCAAATCCAGTGCCATCATAGGAAACAAGTCTATCGAGATTATCACCTATTGATACTTTGCCAACTCTTTGTGCTTTTCCAAGTCCTTCATTTGAAATAGCATCAATAGTGCTCATTGCCATTGTACCACCCGTTAATAAGCCTATTCCAACCCCTGTTAACTTTTTTCCAGCTAATCTTTCATATAATGAAGCATCTTTAAGCTCTTCTTCGGTAATGTCTCTTATTAATGACTTACCTAATTTAGCACCACCTTTTACTGTGCCACCAGCAAGTCCAATTGCACCTTTACCTAAAGCTCCAAAGGTTTTTTCTCCAATTGTTCCAGTAACATCAATAGCTTTTCGTATTAAACCCATAATATCACTCCTTAGGTTCGATTAATGAATTTAACTCTGTGTTATCTTCATATGCATCGGCTTCATTTGACATATCATCAAAGTCAATAGTATCTATATCTATAATAGTCTGTTCTCGAATAGCCTTTTGCACTTCTTGGAAAATCTTAATAGCATTTTCAGTAGGGCTTGCAGACTGGCTTCTATCACTAGCCTTATCTTTTCTAGTAGCATTTAACTGATTAAGGATTTTTACCTTCTTATCCTGTAATACAAGTAAATGTTCTGACTCTGGAGAAATAATATCTCCATAATAAGGTTTACATTTCTTATCTATATCTAATAATGTTTTGCCCATGAAATCGCCAGACATAGCTATTTTATTTTCGCATCTCATTTGTTGCACTTCTATGGTAACTAAATCTTTAATTAAAGTAGCATCTACTAATTCTTCATCTGCAATCATATCTCCACTGGTATTTAAACCAAAATGAAGACAATACTGATTAAATCTGGCTATAATAGCACCGATTTCCATAGGACATCTTTGCCCTTTAATTCTATTTGCTACATCAACAGTACAGACATCTTTATAAGGACAGTCTTGCTCTTGACATATAATAGGAACAGAAGCAAACATACCATGCTTAGAAGAACGTATCATAGCAGATTTGCTTATTTCCTGTATAAGAGCAGGATTCAGTCCCCACATTTGGGTCATCGCTGCATTATCATCTACCTTACCTATATTTATAATAGGCTGTTTTTGCTTTGTAATAACTTCATCTGCCATTTTATCACCTATTCACACTTTATATATTTTATATTAGAAAATGCACTGTATTGGTCGTTTTCATATACAGCTCTTACTTTGTATTCATACTCGTTGAATTTCTTAACTGTTTCATCTACATACATTTTACATTTCAATAATTTATTCCTAAGGTGTGTATTTCTAGGGAATCTAAGAAATGTAAATGGAGTATCTAAATCTTTTATATCAACGGTATCTAATAAATTACCATTTCTATATATCTCGTATGAGAGTGCAGTTTCATCGTGCTCCCATACGAGATATCCTTTATTTTCTGAGCATATATATGCAATTGTAAAAAGTACTGGTGTTATCATAATCTATCTCCCTAAATAAAAGGTATACCTGCAATATCACGCTCTCCATATTCATTGGTAATAGGATTTCCGCCTTGGAGCCCTCTGACTACCATACTACCACCTAAATATGCTCCACCAACAACCCCTGCTCTAATTCTATTTGTCTTTTTGTCATTGGTTGCAAAGTAATATCGTGGGTCTTTACCTTGTAAACTATATGCCTTTTTAGCTAACCATTCCTTAGAAGAATCATCTAAAAAGTTGTCTACTATTTTATTTCCGCCTATTTTATTCTTCATGTCTTTTATGTATTTATCATGAATTGCACCTGCCGGAGCACCTTTTATCTGTCCTGCTATGGAAATCTGTTTAGCTTCAGCCTCTTGCAGATATGCCAAATAGTCTTTATCACCAAATCTATCTGAAATATCAGATGCTATTTCTCTTGCTTCTTCGATATTTCCTGATGCTATTTTTTGTTTTAAAGTGCTATAAGAACTGGCATATTCTGCATTCGTTCTGGCTTCAGAGTTATTGAACGTTCTCTGAAAATCGTCCATATTCAAATTACTCATTACAGTATTCTTTCTTGCCATACTTCTTCTGGCAACATTAGCAAGCTCGTCTGAAGATTGTGCTATATAGGTATTGTAACCGTCTTGCAAACTTTCCACGGTAACGTTTTTGGAGATATTTCTTGCATAAGTCATTGCAGAATCCCCATATTTACCTATCTTACCTTTTAAAAATTCCATTATATTAGTTGCCATATCAACCACCCTTTGCAAAAGAATACTGTCCTCTATTCTCGTGCGGCTTAGAGGAAGAGCGTCCATAGTTTATTTTGTTCTTCATATTTTTATATACATTATCATTTGTCATTGGCTTATTTGATGGAATTAAAGTTCTACCATAGACATCGTATCCACTGGCAGCCATCTTTGCCTGCATATCAACAGTACCCCTAGTTAACATATCATATGATAAAGTTCCGCCATGATTTTCTTTAGAATATTTAGATTTACTTGCCTCTATTTCCATTCTAATGTAGGAGCTTATCTGATTTTTAAACGTTGGGTCCTGTATGATTTGATATATCAATTCCTGCAATTGGTCTCTTTGTGTTTGAAATGGAGTATAAAACATGGCTCTACCTCCTAGAAATCATCGTCTTCAAGAAGCTCAGAAGCACCCCAAACAGTACCAACAACCGCAGCCGTTGAAATAACTGGATGCTTTTTCATATGACCCCACAAGCCAATGCCATCTTTACCTGTACCATTATTAACAACACTTTGTGCCACTTCTAAATCATTATCGCCATCTATAATTTCTCCAGATGAACCTCTTTGTACTTTTGGAGTATAACCGAGTCTTTTATTTACTTGGTCATATCTTTGTTGCCGTTCTTGCATATAAGCTTCATAAGCTGTTCTTTCTTTGCGATTTCCATTCCTATCTCTTTTTGGGTATTTTTTTTCTAATTCTGCATCTATTTGTTCATAATCTTTAATTCTTTTTTGTGTAAGTCTGTCATTAATTGAACCAGTTAATCCTTGTGTTGGACCGCTAACCACTTCACCATTTTCGTATTTATATCTTTGAGGACCAGATGTTTCACCGACTCTTCTGTATTGCGGAATTCCATCTATAGGAGTATCTCCATTAAAAGCATTGGCAACATCTGCATCTACATCATATACTTCACCTTCAAGACTTAAAAGATTTTCTTTTTTCTTTTTTAGCATTTCATCTTTTCGTCTTTTTTTACTAGCTAAATTTTTACGAGTAGTTAAATTAGCTTTTTTTGCAATTCGCTCATAGCCAATTGCATAAGTATTGCCTTCTAAAGCAATATTATCTAGGCTTTTTACATTATTAAAATTTATTTCATAACCAAAATCTTCGCCTATTTTTCCTATTACTTTATTCCAATCGTAATCTGTAGATTTTATTTTCTTTTTTACGCCAGCAACTGAACTGTCTATTGCTCTCGCACTATCGCCAGCCAAGAATAACGACTTATTGCTCTCTAAAAAATTATCAAAATAGGTATTTAAAATTTTATCGTCTACCTTTGTTACTCCACCAGCGAGTATACCCTTTTTAAAAAAGGCTAAAGCATCGCTTTTTAGAAAATTTTTAGCCATGGTTATCCCTCCTAATTAACTGAAGGTCGTAACAAATTATACTTCCTCTCAGCAAAATCCATTTCTTTCTTAACTTTCTTCATCTGTCTTGAAATCTTAATCTTTTTAATTACATTATAGAACTTCAAGCTACAGTACTCTCTAAATAATCTCTGATATTCAAAGGTATTTTCTCTAAATGACAGTCTGTACTTTTCTGATAAATCCTCAATCTTTTTATCTACTCTTTCGTATGGGTTCGTTTGCTTTGCTAAAATTGCCATAATTAAATCCTCCTATTAAATATACGTTAACATGTAATACCTTTGTCAGCTAACATCTTGTTATATTTTGCACTTTCAGTAATTTCACATTCTGGACAGAATATTTTATCTGATTCATTGCGTTTTATAAAGAATTCCTTGTCGCATTTCATACATTTACATGGTTTATCTTTACGGTTTTCTCTATTTGCTATAGGTATATTGTTGGTTTTACGGATTCTTTGGACAGAAACTCTAGCATAACCCAGTTGTTCCCCTATCTCTGAATCGGACAAACCTTCTTCTTGTGACATTCTTCTGATTTGTTCTACTATTAAACTCTTTGCCATTTGTTTTCAACTCCTTATGTTTTTGATACTTAATGTTACAATAAGTGTATCATATATTGTTAAAAAATAAAAGCAAAAATAATAGCAGGGAAACCCTGCTACGTTTTATCATATAATATGTAAATGTTGTAATATTTCCATCTTAAGCTCTTTATCCGTTACGACCATCAGTTTATTTTTAGTTTCTTTTGTGGATTTTACCTCAACGAATACCTTTTCAGGGCCTATTTTTACTCCGGCATACTCAAGTGCTTGTTTCATAACTTCAATCGCCTTTTTTGTCCCTACCATTACTTGGTAGCATTCTGCTACCATTTCATCAAACTGCTCTGTGTCCTTGTTCATTTAATCGCTCTCCCTTAATATGAAAAATTTTATATATATTTTTTTAGGATGGGGCGAAGCCCCACGCTATATACGGTTTTTATATTAACCCCACCCTCTTTAATATTTCAAACTTTACGCCTTCATCCTTTAATAACGCCATCTTGTCTTTTCTGATGTATTTATTTGGAACGAATACGTTAAACCTGCGTTCCGCTGGCGTTAATGATTGCGTAGCAATCTTAATTGCTTCAGGATGAGCAAGATATACGTTTATTGCTCTTAAATTTTGCAATTTTTTGTATTCGCCATGGGCGAATGCTTTTAATTCCTCAAGATTTTCATTGAAATATATGCCATTGCTGCTCATATTTACCACCTCTAACACCATTGTAGCACATATTGGGGAAAATTGCAACATTTTGTTACAGCCGTATAGGGTATTTTTATATATATATTTTTGGGGGGACTTGGTTTAATATTATGAACTTTGATTCGAAGTTCGGAACCCCACCCTATTTTGAATGGGCAGGGTGAAACAACAAAATCTTATATTATGAAAGGAGTCATTATTATGGCAAACAACATCACAGGTAGTATTATTATTACCAACAAGACAGCAGAACTCACAGAAGAGGAAAGAATGGAATGTCTTAAAAAGGCAATGGATAGAATTACATTCCTCGAAGGCGTTGACAAAACATGGAAGGACTATGAACATGATATGCGTATGCTCAAGGCTATTGAAGATGGTGAGTTAGAGCCAGAATTTATTGCTCTTCTCACATTATCTAATAGTGAAAGAGAGCACGTAGAGAAGAACATGGAATACTACAGAATAGGTAGTGGCTTACATGACGCTCTATATGTTAATCCTATCCCAACTGTAGAGTCTAGTCTTAGCAACGAAGAAACAGAAAGATTCGTAGCTATGCTTGAGGCTGAAGAAGAGTCATATCCATGGGATGATGATTGGTATGAACAGTGGAGGGATGAACAAGCGGCATTACCAGACTATGGCTGTATTGACATTGATTGGGATGCCATGGATAAAGTAGTTGAAGAACTTGACCTCATATATGCTGATTATATTGACAAGGAATTACCGTTCAATTAATTAGCCTACAGCTCCCTAGTATACGGAGCTATATAAATAGTATACTACTACCCCTATATACCCCCGTCTACATGGTATGAGTCCATGTACTGATGATGGCATGAGCCGAAACGGGATTATCAGTAAACTACTACATATATGTACCCGTTGCATAACAAAGGAAAGGAGTTCACTATGATGAACACAAATTTAATTAATTTCGCAACTAATAAGGCTATCAATGACCATGATGGTAGAAAAGATGAATTAGCTGGTGTATGTTTACTTGCTAATGGCTTACTCGGAGCTATCCCTGCTACAAATAAGGCGTTCAGTATCAATGAATTGTATGTGGGTAAAGATGGCATGGCACACATTAGTACCAATTCTATCAGTGGTACAGTAATGCCTTGGAATGACCTTACTACAAAAGAGGGTATCAAGGAATTTAATGATACCCTTACATTTGATTCTAATAAGATAGTAAAGGTTATCTTCATTAAGGTTGTAGAAGCTTAAAGCTTATGGTCCTGAGCATGACCTTAAAAGGCTCCCGTCTATATAGGGTAGTGCCTATATACTGATGATGGCAGCTATAGCCGAAACGGGATTATCAGCTAACCTAACAAAAATACATATAACGTATACCCGTTATACGAAAAGAAAGGAGATAGTATTATGAGCTATCAGACAAACAATCAGGAAATCAAGGAAATGAGACACATCAGCTACAAGATTCAGAGTGCTGAAAGAAGAAAACAGAGAATTTACAATGCCATCTGTACCGTATTAGGGTACATTGGTATGGCTATATTCTCTATAGTAACGGCTCTTTTCTTCATGTATGCATGGATTGAGGAAGACAGAAGATGGAATCCACCTGTTCTCGATACGATTGATTATGTTAATCCATATGAGACACCTGATGAGGAACCTTGGTATGTACCAGAAGCATAAGAAAGGAGGAAATATTATGAGAAAATACGATAACTATATCAATGAAATGGAATATACCTATATAAGCGGTTACAGAGTATTTTTATCCGAACATTCTATTCAGCGTATTAATGAAAGAATGTACTCAAGACAGGATGCTATTGAGGACACAATTTGCGACATTGTTAAGGTTATTAGTAATGAATTCATGTATAAGTATTTGTCTTATAACATGGGAAATCGTAATAACTATGAGAATGTTGATGTACTGGTATTTGATGTTCCGAATAATAAGGTATATGCTCTTAGGCTTAAGCCATTTAAGAAGCACATCATCCTTAAAACAGTTGGTAATAGCAAAACAAGCGAGTGGCTATATGCTAATAAAAGACAGAGAATGTGTTGGATTTATCCAGATGCATTTAAGTTTAGTACTGCAAATGGCAACATTACATGGTGTAAATAAAGGAGGAATGATTATGAAGATTAAGAATTTATTCTATGGTTTAGTAGGTATGATTGCATATTATAAATATGCTATGGAAAACAAGGTTGATGTTAAGGCAACAAAAGAAAACAAAGTAGATACAATAAATGTTAACGGTAAAGAAGTAAACATTCACTGTATTCCTGACATAAATAAATATGGTATCTATTATTGTGCAGTTGTTATTGTTCCATTTAATACTTTTATTGCAGTAGATGAGTACTTCTATGCATTCCCTGAAAAAGTACAGCAGGCAATGATTTATCATGAAGCTGGGCATTACGCACATGGTCACTACAACAAAGGAATAAAGTATATGTGGAATGTGTATGTAGAATTAGGCAAGATTAAACTCACTAAAAAGAACACTAATCTATTACAGGAGCTTACTTTATTAACCAGAGATATTAGAGATGAGTTTGAAGCAGACAAATATTCTATGGACAATGTAGGTTCTGAAGCGGCAATTCAAATGTTATACATGCTCAATGAGTTAATATGCGTGAAAATGGGATATGAAACTACAGAGTATGTTGACAGATATAACAACTTAATGAAAGGAGGTGAATTCTAATGATTAAGACAACAGATAAGAACTTTGAGTACAGTAATGCAAGATACTTCGGTAGCTACCGAAGAACAGGGCAGCCTTACAATCCATATAAGGCTCGTGAAGAAGCTAAGAAGAAGGAGGGTAAATATGGTTTCAGAAAATACTAAAGACCGAATCATTGAGTGTGATGCCAGAATCAAAGCGTTGGAAGACTTAAAGACCAGATGCAACAATCCAGATGGTATTCAGATGCTTATTGATGACATGAAGGCACGAAAAGAAAAGCTGATTAAAGAATAATACATACTTGATATTCTATCCGTTATTTATTATCGGCTTTAAAAAAAATTTTCTCTTTGAAAGGAGGTGATGCTAGTGTGGCTCTGTATGACACACCCAGAAGGGAGGTGAATACAATGAAAGATTTATTATTGTCACAGACCACAAAAGAATGCAAAAGATTAAACTCTTGTGGAGATGTACTCATTGATATGCTACATAATAATAAACTGGATAACTTTGATAAGGCATCTATTGCTTATCTTAATATTCAGTTTAACAATCTACAAGAGATTGCCGGAGCTCTAGATATGGCTATATTAAATAGCTATGAGGACAGAGAGCTATTATTAACCATAATCCCATATATAAATGACTTCTCATTTATGGTAGCTTCATTTACGGGAAAGATAATGGAGTTAAAGGAGATGATTTAATATGGAGATAGTTGTTGCACTAGGAGCCGTTATAGGCTTCTTTATTTTTGCAGTTTTTGTCATTCAGGTGTTATTTGATGCGGAAATAGACGAACTGCGAAGAAAGGATAAACGATACTATTACAAGAAGTATCTTTATCATAGAAAAGAGGCTAAGAAAGCCTACAAAAAATACAAGAAAGGTAAAAGGTGATTATCATGACAAGAATTACAGAACTGTTAAGCAAGGCATTTGAGGAACTTACAAACGAGGAATTAGTAGAGTTAAAGACTCTCTTAGCAGAAAATGACATTGATGTTGATGTTATTGATGCAGAAACTTTAGAAACCATTAAGAACATTTTTAAGGAGGAAGATACTATGACAAACGCAACTTTATTCCAGATTAAGAGAGACGGTAACTTTGAGGCAAACTTTTCCAAGAACATGACTGCATCCATTAGAGGCGTTGGTTTTGTTCAGGTGAGTGAGATGGAAGCGGTACACACCTATGCATTCGATGAAGTGATTCATGAAAAGATTCTTGAGAGAGTATTCTGCGAAGCTCAGGATGGTGGTGCTTTCAACTATTCCATGTCCGTTGGTGATGTTGTTAATATTGGTGATGACTGGTACAGATGCACATCCGATGGTTGGGATAACATTAATGATGAAGTTTCTATTACTGAAGCTTTTGATTACACATTAAATAATAAGGAGGAAGAAGAAATGAACACAGCAGGGGCAGTAAGAGAGGAAGTAGAAGTAACTATGGGCGATAAGGCAAAAGAATTTGCTGAGGCTAGAAAGGAGGACCTTGAAAAGCTTTCCGGTTTCGTGATTGAAAACGTTCCAGTGGTTAAAGCAGAGGTAGAAAAGATGCTTCAGATGCCTAGTGACAAGCTTGGTGATTATATTGTAGCCAATGGTAGTAAGGTCATCGGCAACATCATTAAGGGTGTTAAGGATTTCGCTTCTAGTAAGAAGAAGGAAGCTAAAGACTTCCCATTCTTTGCAGATGCAGTAACCGAGAGTGCAGAGAAGGCAGAGGCGTTCGTTAAAACCGTTGAAGAGATTACCGATGAAGAAGGCAAGAAAGGCTGGGGTAAGATTAAGAAGATTGTAAAAGCACTCATTGGTTGGATTCTTAAGATTGTCATTAAGATTGGTGCTGTCATCTTCAAAGTTGCGTTAACAATTGCTGTTGGTATAATCGCAATTGGTAGTGCAGCCGTATTAACAGCAGGTAGCGTAGCTGGTATTGCTTACAAGGAGGTTGCTAAGCCTGTATTCAATGGTGGAAAGAAGGTGGTAACTAAGGTAAAGGATAAGATTGTAGACATTAAGGACTCTTTCACAGACGATTTCGATGAGTTATTCGAAGAAGAATCCGATGAGCCATCCGAAGAAGAGTCCGATGACTTTGAGGGTGATGAAGAGTAATCAGTAACTATTAACTAGGGCTTTTGGGTGGTTGGATGGGCGAAAGGATGGGTATCCGGTACAAATGATAACCATTACTAATGACAAAAGGATAAGTATTGACTTCTAAGTTGACACCAATGGAATTGCTTGAAATTCCGGGGGATGGTTGTCGTTTAACTATCTCAGGAAATGATAATTCCCTGAGCAAGGGCTATTATCTTTTCTGAGTGTGAGGTGTTCTCTCAGGCGAAGGAGAGACTGGCTTTTTAATTTATGAAAGGAAGGAAAACTATTATGGCACAGAAAGAAGTAAGAAACAATGTAACTATCAACACAGCAAACAACAATATGAGAGGAGAAAATGTTATGACAAAGGATATGTTAAGAGAGGAATTAAAGAAACATGGTATCGAGATAAGCAACGTTCAGTTCAAGAAGACAAAGCACGAGAGACTTGTGGAAATGTTAGGTGAAGCTATTCAGGCACAGGTCCCAGAACATGAGATTGATAAGGCTAAGGTCGGAGCTTTTGAGGACAAGACTCCTGTTATTCCGCCTGTTGATGCTCCGATTGGATTTGATTTTAATATTAAGACTGTTGACACCGAGCATCTTCAAAAGATTTGTCACAATATTTGGCTTCGTTCTTATGAATGCACTAAATCACTCAGCGAGGAGAATATCGGCAAGAGAATGATTAAGAAGAGTACATTATACAGAGCAATCTATGACGCTTATAAGAAAGAAATAGGTAAGACCGAAGTGCCAGATATGTTTTATCAGCGTGTTAACTGGTTCCTTAAACATAATGGATTTATTTCCATCACGAAGTATGACAACAATGCATATGTAATCTTCGTAGAAGATAAGTGTAAAGGGTCCGTAAAAGTAACCACTAATACAGTAGCAAAGATTGATATTACATTCCATAATGCTGATGTTCAGACTGATGGTGTTGTTAGTATCAATAAGGACTACACTACCGTTCACCATGGCACATATTGTATTGCAATGCTCAAGAATAATACCCATGACATCCGTGTGACAGTAACCAAGGAAGCAGATACAGCTAAGGTTAACGCTTTAGTTGATGCTTTATTAGCTTAATTAGTAGTTATGGGGCGGTATTCATTATCGCCCCTTAAATTAATATTATTATTTTATTTTAAGGAGGATTTTATTATGACAAAGAAGCAGATTAGAAACGTAAAGAAGGTAATGGCAATGGTTGAGAACAAGAAGTTTTATGGTGGTGATTTTGACAGAGAATACACATCTGTTGTTGAAGGTCCGTTATTCCGTAGCCCATTTATCCCTAGAGAATCTCAGTTTATTTCAAGTGCCACTGTAAATCCAGATGGACTTTGCTGTTTTAAGTCTGATACACTTAGAGCTCTTGGCGTTACAGAAAGTAAGCCAGAAAAAGAAGTGTGTGTTAATGTTAACTATTGTGATATACGTGGTACTCTTGTTGTACCAGAGCATGTTGCAAAGTATTTAAAGAGTATTTAAAGGAGGATTTTATTATGAAGATGACAAAGAAGATGACAAAGAAGCAGTTAAACAAGGTAAAAAAGATAATGAAAAAAGTTTATAATAAGATGATAAAAACCACTAGATTTTGTAATGGTTATGGTTATGATAACTACGGAGAAGAGATTCCATTTTGCGGAGAAAAGTGCCCACTTCTTTGTAATTGTTTTAATAAATAACAATTAAGGAGGATTTTATTATGAAGTTATATGATTTTGAAGAAAGTTTTGTAGTTGCATTAAGAGAATACACTAGTGAAGAGACTAAGGGCTCTTATGATACCGATGGTTTAAATATTTTTGATTTCAGCACTGAGACATTCAATATGAATTCTTATATTGCTGGTAACAAAATATCTGAGCATCATTACATTTTTGGATATACCAATCGCATGAGTGGTCTTTTGTATCTGGAAGAAGGTAAGCGTGTTTATAATTGCCGTAATTATGATGGCAAATTGTTTATTGCTTTTGTAACAACAAAGCATCACAAAATCAGTGATGAAATTTATGGCTTTAAGGCAACAGTTAATAAGGTTATATTCTATGGTTCTGACAATTCCTATAGACTTGGTGAGCATAATTATCCTGTATTTGCCGGAGACCATATTGAATTCTATAGAGCTCATCAGAGTTATACAGAAAAACAGACTGATATCCCAGATTGTATTTGGGAGGATAAGACGAAAACACGTTACGTATGGGGTAAACCATTTATTTCTAAGATGCACGAAGATGTAGTTATTGATTTCAATGATAATAAGGAGGTGAAATAATATGTTAGATTGGTATTGGATTGAGGAAGGTGCTGTTTGTGTATTCACTGTTAATGATGAAGAGATTGAAAGATGTGATGATGATGAGTTTGATAAGGTGCATGATAGACTGGCATCTAAATATCCAACAAGGAGGTAATTATTATGAATAGATTTAAGAAGGAATTAAAGAAACACGGTGTTATGTTAGAACATGAATACGACTATTTACCATATCCGGTTGGTGGTAATGTTGTTTTAGAGGGGGTGATTGTTAATGCAGAGACTGCTACAGTTGCTACTTACTACAATACTATTGCTCTCTTTGACCATTACGGCAGAGACTTTAGTGTTGTTGAGCAAGATTTCGATTAGTCCAACCCTTCGGGACGGCTTCCCCCGTGGTGTACTGTCATGCAAGAGCCCCCCGCAAGGGGGGCGTTGGGGGGAGGCACGGCTTTTGGTTTGGGTTTCCCCCGTGAGGGGGATGCAAGGGGGCGGTCTGGCTCTTGAAAAAGACACGGCTTTATATATGTCCACTTGACGGGACATTATAGATATATTATAATTGTCCTGTCGATGAGACATAATAATAATTTAGGAGGTGTCCTATGAACGAGACACAACAAAGAATATTTAACTTTATTAATTATTTATGCAACTCATGTTTATTACATGATGATAATGGTAATAAACTAAATAATATGCCTGTCCTGTTGACGAGACATGCCATTGCTAGAAAGTTATGTCTCTCCGAGAAGACAGTGCAAAGGAATTTGGATTGGCTTGTTAATAATAAACATATATATAGAATAAGTCTATCTGGTGTCTATATATATAATACTAAACCTATAACTAATGTTAATGATGTTATCTGTAGGATAAGGTATAGTTAAATGTCCCTTCGGGAGGACATATTATTATAGATTAGATAGGTTATATAGATAATAGTATGTATTGGTATATATAAGATATATAATATAACCGTATATCGAAGTCTATATTCGACTGCTTATATATAATATGTTGTTAAGAGTGCTTTGTATCTCTTAATTTTATTATATTATATATAGGCGGTTCGAGAGGAGGCTACCTGCCCTTTTGATACTTATTATTGGCTTTTACAATTAAAATTGTAACATTTATCATCTATATGTATCTATTATATATAGGTGTTCTTATATATGGCTATAGGCTATATAGGTATTCATCTTATATAGGGTATTAATAGGTATTCATTATCTATTATTATTCTCTATATATGATGTTGTTATATATTTTTTTAATAAGACTCTACGGAGATAAGGCTCTATTTATAGTATCTCTTAGGGTCTTTTTATTATATATATCTTTATACTTTACGACTAGTAATTGTTATATGATTACTGGTTGTTTTTATTCTATATTTCATTCATTTTGATGTTCTTTTTATTCAAAATGTGTGTTTAATATACATGTCACTTTTTGATTTAGTAGTTTTGTTGTTAAAGATTTTTACAACAGTGCTACATTATATTACTTTAATTTATGTGCATATGCCCTCCCGTTCGGGAGGGCTAAAATAATTTTTACTTTTGAAAGGAGTATTATATTATGAGTATTTTATTAACAATCAACGAATTACGTAGCAAGGTGTGGAACACAGTAAAGAATGCAGGTAAGCATACATGGAAGGATATTTGCTCCATGAACCGTAAAGAGCTTGAGGATTTAAACGTTCCTAGCTATTTAGAGAAGTTTGCTGAATCCGAAACTATTGGTGGTGTTACTTTTACTGGTAAGAGACTTTCTCCTGCTATTGTTGAGGAGAACTACAAGAACATGTGCTCTAAGCTTTCTCAGTTTGAGATTGACAGAGCAAAGGCAGAGATTGAGGCTTCCGCTAAGAAGGCAGGATGTACACCTAACTTAACATGGCAGGAAATCTGGGCAACTCATAAGGATTTTCAGCACCGTGTATCTCACCAGAAGAGAGAGATTACTTCCCAGACTAAGGTGTGTGGATATAATATCACTCCAGATGAAAAGCGTGAGTATTACACAATGGATTTAAGCAAGAAAATGGAAGTTAAGGACATTGACCGCAATACCAATATTAAAGATTGGTTATTTGATGTTGCAGTTCCTTATGCTGATTTAATGGAAACAGCAGAGAATCTGGGTGTTAACTTAGTTACTTTTGACCCAGAAGGTTTTGAAGTTCCAGAGTGTGACAATAAAGACCAGATGCTTAAGCAGTTGTTAACTCATGCTTACAAGTACGGTATTATTGATGTATCTACTGGCGATAAGTATTTCCCAGTAGGTTTATCTGCTTCCAAGGCACGTTCTGGTGGTGTTATTTGGCTTGCAAATACAGGTAACTGGGCAAACATGGAGAAGTTCCGTGCTCAGGTTCTTCATGTTACAGACGAAGAGTATGCAAACATGAAGAAAGACCCATGTGTTATCGCTAAGTTCGAGACTGGTTCTATCGGTATGAGAACATCTAGCGTTATTAATGTATCTAAAGCTGGTGCTAAGCTTCGTGGTGATAACAGCGTTTTAAGCAACATCAGATGTAAAGTTGTTCCAGATATTGTTGCTGAAATCCCTCTTACAACATTAGAACCGAATAAGGGTGCTGTAGGTGCATTAAAGCCATTTGAATTCGTTATGAGCGAAAGAATATATGAAGTGAATTATTCGGACGGTTGTAGCTTAATTAAGTTACAGACATTCGTTGATATTCTTCATCAGGCTGGTGAAATTACTGATAAGCAGTATCAGACATTCACAACAAAGTGGCGTGAATATGGCTTTGATTCCAAGATGCTTATTGAGGATGAAGAATTATACAGATTCCTCACATCTAAGGATTTCAAATCCGTTATGCAGGTTCGTTTCTTCGGTGGTGTAAAGGGTATGGTTATCCCTGTTGCTGAAATGGACGGAGATGAAAGACTTGCTGAAGTGGACATGCTTGTTTTCAAGAAGTCTGCTAAGTATATCTCTAAAGACGCTCCGTTTGAAGTTATTAACTTCTCCAAAGCTAAAAAGGGTATGGCTATGCTGAACTTCCAGTTCATTCAGGCTACTGTTACAGACGGCAACGTACTTATTAAGGGTGCTCAGAGAGCTTTTGAAATCGTAAAGAATGCTCTTAATGACCCAGCTGGTGCTTTAAAGTTCATCGCAGGCGTTAGAAACTTAAACGATGACGGTGAAGAATTAGCTACCAAGATTGCAAATGACTTAGAAGTAGAGCCACGTTTAGTTACTGAACATTACCATCATGCTCAGCTTCTTGAAAAGGTTAAGAAGTATGTGCATAACGTAGGTTTTGGTAAGATTCCTGTTGACGGTGCATTCCAGTATATTGTAACAGACCCATTAAACCTTTATCACAAGGCTATGGGTGATGAATTTGAATCTGCTCTTAATGCAGGTGAAATTTATTACAATGGTATTGACGGTATTCAGGCTGGTATGTGGAGAAGCCCAATGATTCACTACAGCGAGCCTCAGAGAGCTCTTTGTAAGCATGTTGATTACCTCTGGATGTATAAGGACATTATTGTTCTTAATCCAAGAGATGCCATTGCACCTGCTCTCGGTGGTGCCGACTATGACGGAGACAAATTCTTACTTTTATTGGATAAAAATGACAATTCCTTTGAAAGTGATTTTGTTAAACAGATTCAGATGCCGGGTTATGTTATCTATGATGAAGGCAATACTGCTCCTAAGGTAGATAACAATATTGAAAACCGTATTAAGTATTATGTTGCTTTATCCACTCCTAACCGTACAGGACAGATTACAAACTGGGCAACCTGTATCACAGACTTAATGATTAACGAACAGTTAAAAGGCAATATGAAAGCCTACAACTGGTACAAGAGAGTTCTTGTTCGTTTAAGATTTGCTCAGGGTTGGGAAATCGACCTTCCTAAGACTGGTATCAGTGCAGACGGTCCACAGGGCGACATGCTTCCTACAAAGTATTGTAAGCCTTCTATGAAGCCACAGTGGTTTGTAGACATGAGAACCTTCGAAGGTAGAGAAGTTTCTACAACTGATAAAGACGGTAATAATATTGTTTATACTGGCAACTCTCCAATGGAACAGTTACATCAGTATGCTATTCAGTTCTGGAATCAGATTGTTGCAGGATATATTGTAACACCTAGAACTATGCTTGATGTATTCCGTGCAACCTTTAATCAGGTAGAAAGCAATGCTTTTGAATCCATTAAGGGTCAGGTTATTGAATATGAACGCCTTTACAGAACTGAAAGTAAGAATATTAACGGCTTACTTGATGCAGGTGTTATTTCCGAGCAGGAACAGAAAGATATGTTCGAAAAGCTGATTGAAACACATCACACATCTCTTAATTCCTTACTGGGTGGCAATGTAACTACAGATGTTATTGCATATGCTTGTTACTATGCCGCAAACTTTAGAAAGGATAAGAATGATAATAATACCAAGGTTACTGGTAAGAGAAGTTATGGTTGGGTATGCTATTATGCTGAAACCTTAGCTCTTTTATACCGTAATAATAATGGTATGAGCCTTGTTGCACTTCCAGACAAGGAAATGGATAATATTGAAATCGTTAATGGTGAATTACTTATTGACGGCAACTATATTAAGTCCGTAGAGTATCCAGACGGTTCTTATTCCATTAAGGTTATTGAGAACAAGCCGTTTATCGTTGTTCCTAAAACTCTTCCAATTATTACAGAGGAAGAAAAGAGAAGTTTTGAAATTGCTTATGCTAATAAACAGTTCAGCTTCGAATGTACTAAGTTTACTGCTTACAATCAGAAACTTAATTCCGAACAGTTTATTGAAACCATCAAGAATAATAGCAACAGCTTTGATGTTGTGTTATTAACAGACGGTTCCGTAAACATTTGCATGAACGGTTTGGTTTACGCATCTATTATCGAGTGTCCTAAGGAGCTCGTCAATAAGAAAGTAACTCTTGTAAGTCATAGTGAATTGACATTCGTTCCTAAGGCTAAGAGAGCTACAACTCTTATGAAAGACGAAACTAATGCTTATAGCAAAATGTTACGCTTTACTGTAATGATTAATGTTGGCGAAGAAATTAACACCAACATTACCATTGCACAGACACCGACATATTGCTCTAATAGCAATGCTGATTATGATTATGGCGTAGAAGACCCTTCTATGTACTATGATTATGATGCTCTTGCTAAGATGTATGAAAACGAATAGTTTTATAACTACCTCAGTCCCATTCGGGACTGGGGTAGTATTTTTTGAAAGGAGTACGTTATGAATATTAACACGACTATTAATCATCTTGATATTGCATGGCAGAATAAAGAAATGGGTATGATAGTGAGAAAACACATTATCTGTAAAGACGGCTTTGAACTATCTGTACAAGGTAGTAAATACCATTATTGTTACCCTAGAGAAACCCAGAAGTATTATAAAGAACTTGAAATAATGTGTGACATTTCTATGGATAAGCCATTACTTGAACCTTATTATGACGGTTCGGTTTGCCCTTATGTTCCAGTTGCTGTTATTGAAAAAGTTATTCTTCATCACGGTGGCATTAACTGGAACTTAACTCAGAAAAGGAGGAAAGAAAATGTATATTCCAGATAAGATTTACCATGCTACAAAATGGGAGAATTTATTATCCATTATGGCTACTGGTCTTGAGCCAAGAAATATGGAGCATTTAATTTATTTTGCAGACAGTTTTGCAGGTGCAAATGTCTTTCTGTATTTGCATGGTGTTCCGTTAAACGACATTATTGTTGTTGAAATAGATACGAAAGACCTTGATAAGGATTTATTTGATTATGGTGGAGACCATAATGAATCGTTCTTTAAAGATATAAAGGTTTATACGTATCCAATAGTAATTTCTCCAAAACATATATCTGGTTATTTGCAAATAGACACTGATTCTTTGGATAAGAATTTATTCAAATAGGAGGATTTTGATGTTTTTTAGAGATGAATATGCTTTTCTTAGTAATATGTATGAAACTCCTGTAAGATTTATAAGAGAAGGTGTTCCATATACTTTTCGATGCGTTGAAAGTGCATTCCAAGCTTGCAAATGTCCTAGCAGAATGAATGAATTTCTTAACCTTAATGGTTATGATGCTAAGAAACTAGGCAGACAAGTAAAACTTAGACCAGACTGGGAAGACATTAAAATTGATTTAATGAAGTTCCTTTTGAAACTTAAGTTTAACCAGAATATCCTTTTAAAGACAAAGCTTGCAAACTTAAAAGGAGATATCGTTGAACATAATACATGGGGCGATAAATTCTGGGGAGTATATAATGGAGTTGGAGAAAACCATTTAGGTAAAATACTAATGGATTTAAGAGACTCTTATAACCCATTTTATTGTCTGGTTGTTGGTTCTAGAAGTTTTAACGATTTTTCTTTGATGTGCGAAAAACTTGACTTTTTATTACGAGATAAGAAATATGTTACAATCGTTTCTGGCGGTGCAGAAGGAGCTGATAAATTAGCTGAAAGATATGCCATAGAACATGGATATGAATTAAAAGTGTTTAATGCAGATTGGGATACTTATGGTAAATCAGCAGGCTATAAACGTAATGAAGAAATGCATAATTTCATATCCGTCCCTTCGGGACGAGACAGAATTGTTGTAGCATTTTGGGACGGTTCTTCTAAAGGAACTGCCCATAGTTTTGAGCTTGCAACAAAATATAATAATCCTATTGAGGTTTATAAGTATTGATAATTACCTTCGCTCCCATTCGGGAGCTTAATAGTAGTCATAATAGACTATTCCTTTCCTTCAACCCATGTACACTTTCGCAACAGCATGGGTTGTTGACAGTTCTGGCAGGCAGCTTCGCTGCCTGCCTTTTTTTATAAAGATTACCGGAGGTGTGGCTTTTGAACAGGCCAGTAATGAATTTAAAGAAACAAGAATATAAAGGTGTCCCACTGTTTCTAATTAACAGAAACTATACAGGTTATAACGCTATGCGTTTTATGTTAGGTTCAAGAACATCTGGACAAAACATTTGGATACCTAATTGTTATCTACAAGAAGACGGAACTTTAAAGACAAATATCAATATTGATTTTATCTTTAAAAAAGCATACTGGCAGAAGAAGTTTGAATATGCTAAAATAGATGTAAATCCGTTATTATGGTAAGGAGGTAAAAACATGGAAGAAATCTTAAGTACATTACAAGAGAATCATGCGTATGTTATTGCATCTGTTAATGGAGTAGGTAATTATGTTGGCAGAATCAAAGGCATAACATATGATGCAAACAATACTCCTATTATTGAGGTAGATATAGACAGTGTATCTTGTACAAAAACAATGCAAGTAAGCCAAACAGAAATTGAACTGTTAGCAAAAGACTGGTGCATTGAGCACGGTAAAACCTACAAAGGAAATGATGATAATGGTGTTTATTATATAAATGAAGATAGTACAACATCATATCATAGTCTTATTGCAGAGGAGGCAACTAATGAAAATTAAACCATATTTTAGCGTTAATTTCTGCTATAAGTGTAAAGCTCCAGTTCCGAGACTGGGGCTTTCTTTACGCACAAAAGCAGGCAATGTTTCTGTAAATACTCCTTTTATCTGCCCTAATTGCAGAAGAAAGAAAAAGAGGTGATTATATGAAACGTTATTTATTACGTTGGAAATTCCATAAGTACAACATTGCGTTACAGGAAACAGGTGTAGAAGATAGAGAACAGTATTTTGATAAGTTCGAAGACCTTCTTAAATGTTATCGAGAAAAGAAAAAAGCAATGGTTGCAGGTTGTATTTATTACAATACCGATTTTGAAGTTTACACATTTGTTCTTGAAAAGCATGATATTGCTCAACTTGATGCTTTATTATAGGAGGTGAAATCATGTTAGATGCAAAACAAGTTATTGCAAAAATGAATGAGAGAGGCTTTACAGAAACTATGCGGTCTGTTAAAGACGGATATACTCCAGTTACTATTACATTCATGACCATGAGATTAGACGGTACAGACATTTCATGTACTGTTAACCTTGAAGAAGAAACTTTTGCTTTTATGTGGGGCGTACCATGTTCTATCAACAGATTATCTACGCCACCTTGTAGCCCTGTTCTTGATGACAATCAGTTTAACCGTATTTATCGTAAGATACTTAAACATGTACGGTTGTTGTACACTGAATTACAAAGAGAGGGTGATGTTCCATGTTAGAACTCAGAGGTAATTACAATATTTTTGAATTACCGCAAAATCCATCCGAGGCTATGTGTATTACAACAAATGGTATTGTAAAGAAAGACGGAAAAGCCGTTATGGGAGCAGGTATTGCAAAGCAAGCTAATTCTTTTTACCATATTGATGACCTTTTAGGGAAATACATTACCCAGTATGGTAATCGTGCTTTTAATTTAGGTGTATATCCACGACTATATCTAAATAATAGCGTAGTATTCCGCCTTTTTACTTTTCCAACTAAACATCACTGGAAAGACGATAGCGATATTAATTTAATCGTCAAGTCATGTGAACAGTTGGTAGAAATGTGTGCCAAGTTTAGCATTACCAAATGCTATCTACCACCAGCAGGCTGTGGTTGTGGCAATCTTGACTACGAAACTACAGTTAAACCATGGATAAGTCAAATTCTTGACGATAGGTTTATAGTAGTTTTGTCGTCCCTTCGGGACGGAACCTTTTAAGTCATATTGCCCCATTCGGGGCATTAATAGAAATATTACATGAGAAAGGAGTATAATCATGAAGATTAGCTTAAATTGCAAAGAGGTTTTAGCACTTAACAATATTATGGAAAGTGTAGAAAAGGATTCTGTAAAAGAACTTAGCGAATCCTTAAAGCGTAATAATCTTATCAAGGTTAGTCTTGATATTCCTACAAGTACTCTTAACGTTGACATTGACGAAGAGTATTCTGTAGAATTCCTTGAAGTGTACGGTAAGTACCTTGATGTTCTGATTAGTCAGGCAAAAACCATGTATAAGACCATGGTTCTGCTTACGGAAGAGACAGAAAAGGTTGTCGTTAAGCATATGGCTAAGAATGCCAAGAATGCTGAAGAAAAGACAGAAGAAACTTCTGAAGATACCAAGGAGGAATAAGACAATGCCAACATGTGCAAACTTAAGAGATATCCAGAGAGCAATCAGAGACAATTATGAATCTGATAATTACGGTTCTAGAGATGATTATCCAGACCATTATTATGATATTAAGCCTGCTTTAGAAAGAGAGGATGTATTGTGTTCGGAACTCTTCTAATAACAGGTATTTGTTGCAAAGTGAGCCCCGTTTTGGGGCTCTTTTGCTTTTGTGTTTTAACTTTTAAGTGAGGTGAAATAAATGAATAGTCAGAAAAACTCTGTCATTCGGTGTCCTCAGTGCGGTAACGCTTGTAATAAAACAGAAACACCACTTACTCATGAGCATTCTATCGAATGCAGAGTTTGTGGCTATCAGGAAATAAACACCGTTGACAGTAAAGAAGTGTTTAAAGGATATGGTTCACTTGTAACAGATAGTATATCTGTAATATTCCATGAGCCTATCTCTTTTGAAAAAGAACAGGAGATTTTACAAAGCATCTCCAATGTATCAAATGCTCTTTTTGTGAAATATACAGATGAGTTTGGTTTAACAGTTCTTAAAGGAGAACTTCCGCAAGATTTAACAGATGAAGAAGAAGAACAGATTAAACATCTGTTATCTGAACATGAATATTATAACAGTATACGTTATTAAATAACGCCCCGTTCGGGGCGTTTATAGTAGTTGTTATTTTTATAGAAAGGAGAGATACTCTATGGAAACTGTAAAAGTTTCTGGTGCTGATTGCATCAATGTAACCGTAACACCAATTGACGCTACTGCTGATACTCCTGTTGTAGAGGCTAAGGTAGAAGTTAATGATGAATTTCTTAATAAGTTCAGTGATGAACCATTAACTGAAGACCCAGCAAAAGCTAAGAGAAAATTAAAGAACCTTATTAAGTTTCTCAAGTCTGATAAATTTGAAGACAGAGTTAATAGAGAGGCTTACAAGAGAGGCATTCCACCAAAACAGGTTGCTACTAATGCTATCTCCAAAGCCTTCGGCATCGTTGGCGATATCTTAGGTATTGCAGTTGATACTGTAAACCATACTCTTAATGGGCTTATCACAATGTTAACAGATATTTTGCACGGTACTGTTAATATGATTACAAGAGCAGTAAATGCTTTATGTAGAATTCTCACTTTTAATCAGAGTGCTGTATGTGCATAACAACTAACGGCTCCCGTTCGGGAGCCTAATAGTAACTTTAAGTGCTCCCATTCGGGAGCTTAGTAGAAAATCAAAACACTTTATTTTTGTGGGCTAACCCTTCCACAATAAATAACTAGGGTACGCATAAGGAGGCGTAATAATTATGTTTAGAAGTAATGCAGAAGTTAGAACAGTATGGGTTAAGGATTTGGTTACAGAAAAGCGTCAGGGACCAAACGGTGAGTTTGATGCGAAGAGCATTTTATTCCGTGTTGCATCCAATCGTAACTATACCCGTACAGTACTTAAGGACGGTCAGCAGGTTGAAGAGTATCCTACAGACTTTATCCTTTGCCGTGCTAACGGTAAGACAGCGGAAGTTATCGCTAACAACTGTAAGGCAGTTGATGAGACAGGCAAGCCTATCAGCCGTCACTTAAATATTTACGGTCACATTGAAACTTTCGTACAGGACAGAACCTTTAAGGTTGAAAATCTTCCTGTTGGTATCAATGGTCAGACCTACAATCTTACATTTGATACTACTCAGAAAGTTGACGGACACATCTTTATCGTTGATGAAGTTGAGTTCCTTGACCCTAAGCCACAGCCAAAGGTTGTCGCTAGTAACGGTGCTACAGTAAGCAATGTTCAGGTTCAGCCTGCTAATGTTGCTACTACTACCGCTACCGATAACGCTAATGTTGCTGTAAATGCACAGCCAGCACAGGTTGCTGTTCAGCCTCAGGCTACAGAACAGACAACAACAGTTGCTTCACAGCCAGCACAGCCTCAGGCTACAGTTGCTCAGACTGTTGTTGCTGGTATGATGAACCCACCTACAGTTCCAGAGGGTTATACTGGAGAACATTGTGCGTGGTAATACCTTTAATGTAGTGTAAGATTTTGTTGCTTTTTCCTTCCAGTCGGGTTATACTTTATGTATAATACCGACTGGAAGGAGATTTTCTATGAAAGAGGAAAGTAAAATGTTAGATATGAATCTGGAACAGACATTACTGGAAGACGAACACTTCAAGGAGGGTGCTAATGAATATGAAAGAATCATGGAGCAATCCATGGTAATTTCAGAGGAAATTACATCAGCACTTATAAAGGAGATTGTAAAGACAACCGAAACCGGAGAGAAGGCTAATACACTTACTCTTACAACAGCTATCGCTGCTACGGCAAAGACGCTTATTAACCTTGTATCTTATGTGTATGAAACAGAAGATGAGTTAAAAGACATTGTTCTTAAATCAAGAGAGGCAGTTGTTAATACTGTTATCCCAGCATTACTTAATCCACAGCCATGTGGTGAATGTCCAGAATGTAAGAATGGACAGCCATGTTCTAATCCTAATATGGATACAGAACTGTTGCAGACAAAATCTCTCCCTGTTCTTTGTGCCGAAATCTTAGAATATGATTTATGGAACAAGACCATGTATATGTATACACAGGGAAGAGAATTATTAAGTCAAGACGGCTCCGGAGACAAGGCTCAGGAAGAAGGTGAGGCATAATGCTTACAGAAAGAATTTCAAATCAGTTAAACATAATGCCAGAGAAGTTTTACTTTGACACTTTAAGACCTTCGTTATACAAGGTTTTAGAAGTTATTAAATTTGACCCAATCCTTGTCAGCACATCTGAAGAAGTAATGAACAAAGCAGACGGTTATGCTGTTCGTAAAGAGTATAGCAATTTAAAAACAGTATTAGTTCCGTTATCCAATGTTATTTTAGGCAAGAACTATTTCAAAACAGATGCATTTGTTCGTGCAGACGAAGAAGAAAAAGCTCTTGTCCGTAAGTTATCCAAAGATATGCAGGATATACTTACAATACTTACTTGTACTGAAGAACCTGCTAAAAAAGAAGGTAAAGCATCCAGAGAAAGATTAGGATATGACAGTACAAGAAAAGAAAACGTTGTTAAGGATTCTTACAAAGAACCAAAACAAA